CAGGCTCGGTGTTGGACGCGCCGACAGTCACGACCGCGATACCGTCCAGATACTCTGCCCACAGCTTCATGCCCATGATGGCGTAGTTGGTGGTGGTGGCGTTCTTGTAGTTGTACTCGGTGTGATAGCCCAGCAGATTGGTCTCACCGGAAACGGTGTAGTTTGCGCCCATGGTGGCGTAGTCGCGGTCTGCGGGGTCAACGTAGTACAGGTCGATGTTTTCCACAGGGACGGCAATCACCTTCTTCTGCTCGATGAAAGCGTCAGGCAGAAGGAACAGGGTGCTGTAGCCGAGGAAGTTCTTCACATAGTTCAGACCAAACTCGGTCTGAACGGTGATTTCCTTGTCACCCAGATAGTCGTAGAAGTCCATGATGTTGGCAAAGCCCACGACCTCGGTCACGTCCAGATTGTCGTTTGCAAAGCGCTTCAGGACTGCGCCCTTTGCGATAGCCAGCGCACGCTGCCAGGTCTTCTGCGTGCCGACCAGCTTGCCGGTCTTGAGGAAGGTGTAGAAGTCGGTCAGAACCTTCTTCTGAAGCTCGTTACGGAAAGCGATATTGGTGCGATCCACGGCCACTTCTGCGCCGTACTTGGTGACGGCTTCGATGGAAACGGCCTTAGCCCACTTGCCAAGTTCGATGTCGGCATAGGTCACAGGCTCGACCTTGGTCTTGGTCAGTGGGATGTCCTCGCCCTCGCCCACAGCGGTGCCGCCCTGCAGGCCGCCGTCAACGGTGGCTTTGTAGGATACCAGCCTAGTGCCGGGTGCCTTGCGGATGGGGCGCGAGATGCCCAGAATGGTGCGCAGCGCGTCCCAATTCTTCTGGAACTGGGTCACGAAGTCGATTTCGCGGATAGTGGTGGTAATCTGAGATGCGGTAGTCAGATTTTCGGGTGCTGCCATGTGTTACTCCTTTGCTGCAAGTCCGAACGCTTCAGGATTTGCCGCGATGGCTGCCTGACGCTCGGTTGCGTCTTTGATGTTGATGATTTGTTCTTTGGTCATTTTGGAGCCGGTGTTTGCGGGCGGGTTGTCCACCTGTGCGCCCTTGGTGGTGGTGCTGCCCACATAGTCGCTCCAATCGGTTTTCAGGCTTTCAGCCAGCTTGTCCGCGTTCTTCACGTTGCCCTTGCTGTCCAGTTCCATCTTGTCGATGTCCTCGCCGGACAAGCGCACAATGCGGTCAAAGTACTTTTCCAGCACGCCTGCGGCCTTGAGCTGCTCCCGGAACTTTGATTCCTTGGCGGCTCTTGATTCCTTTGCGGTCTGCTGGGTCTTGTAGTCGGTCAGCGCCTGCTCTGCGGTCTGCTTACCGCTGTTGGCTGCGTCCCGTTCCTTTTCCGCTGCAACGCGGGCGTTTTTCTCGGTATCCAGCTCGTCCCGGAGGGCATCGGTCTCCTCGTGCAAGGCGTCCAGAATGGCTTTTGCCTTGTCATCGTTGGAGGTTTCGGCGTTTTCCAGAATCTTGCGGATATCTGCTCTTTTGAGTGCCATGTGTGTGTCCTTTCTGCCCTTGCTTGGGCTGCCATGCTTGGCGATCAGGTTATTTTTCCGGACGTGCTGCCGGTGTGGTGCCGCTTGCAGGGGTCGAACCTGCAACTCCCCGGTTATGAGCCGGATGCTCTGCCAGTTGTGCGAAAACGGCATAAAAAGCGGCTGACGCTGTGCGCCAACCGCTGAGTATTTAGTTTTTGCGTGCAACTTTGGTGATACATTCGACCGCCCAAAACTTCGCTTCCTGTAATTTTGTCATGCACAGACTTTTTTCTCGGCTTTCAGGAAGTGCGTCAAGCTGCGTTGCAAGCTCAAGGAAAAGGTCTTCTGCCTCGCAGTGCGCAGTTTTTACATCATCGGGCAGGAACTTTTCTTTTGGTGTTTTGAACATTTTCTCCAAATTCATGAATTACGCCTCCTTGTTTCCTTCCTCTACTGCAATCTCTTGCAGTTCTTTGATATGATTTTCCACCGCCGGGCGCAGGAAGGGGCGGGGAGCCATGCCACGGGTAAAGTGCCACTTGCCGTTGAAGTCTTGCCAGACCCACGGCGTTTTGCGTCCGTTGCCCTTCTCTGCAAAAATACCGGTGCCCAACTCCACATAGACGCTGTAAAACAGGTTTGAGCCGATGGTCACGGTCTTTTGCGCCGCAGATACAACGTAGGTAAGGGATGCTTTCAGCGCGCCGCCAACATAGCCCTCTATGCCGGTGCTGTCTGCCGTTCCGGTGGGCACAAGAAGCTGCGCGTAGTCCTGCACCTTCATGCCCCAGATGGTCAGCACCCGCTCCACCCACGCTTCCAGCGCTTCAAGCAGCTGCGGGGTGTTGTCAGTGAATTTAATGTCATAATTAAATTTCACCCTGCATCAGCCTTTCCATCCTTTTTTCCAATAAGTTTCTACCTTGAAATCCAGACCAAGCCGCTGCATTTTCTTTTTGGACATATAAAATTCGTTATCGTCAAAAATGCGCTTGTCTTTTGAATTTGATGCCAGTTTTGCGACAACGTGATAGCCGTAGTCTTCCATTTGCTTGAGCGCTCTTTTCGTTTGTCCCTCTGGAACTCTGAGAATAAAAGAGTTTATGTTGTGGTTTTTCAGATAGTCCCACTGCTGGCTTCTTTTCATGCTTACAGGCTTTTTATCGCCCTCAAGCACGTCAAATCCTTTATTCCACTCACAATGAACATCGCTCAGGCTTCTAAATTCTTTCATAGCTTCGGTACTATGCTTAGAAAGCATCCACTCTTTTCCGGGTTCTTTCTCCGAATCATCGTATGTCCGCACACCGTCTTTTCCAACAGTAAAAAGCTCTTTTTCTTTTGCGGCAGCTCCGCCGCCGCCGCCCGCTCTCGCGGAACTGCCAGAACCTCTTTTACTCACGGTAGTGCCTCCTTTCGTATTGAAATGGCTTAATTTTTGTGACATTCCAGTCAAACTCCGCCGGGCATTTGCCGTACCACAAGATGCCGCTCGGTTGCAGCACTTCCAGCGCCTTACGGCAGTGCTTAGCAAAGCATTCTGCTTCGTATGGGTCAGACTGTGTGCCGTGGCTCGAAATGCTCACGATGGCGTTTCTGGGCTCTCCGTCAAAGCACCAGTCATAGCTTTGCTCTCCGCACCAGCAGAGCGTTGGAATGACGCGGATTCCGTGCGCCTGCCAGTATGCGGCAAGCCAGTGCTTTTTGTAGTGCATGAAAAGCTGCACCGCAAGCGGCATATCACTGTACAAGGAAAAATCCGGCGAACATACCGCGCCGAACTGCTGCAAAAGGGGAATGTATTTGTCTGGGTTATTCCAGAACCGTTCAAACTGGTAATCGTCCTTGTAAAAATGCACGCCTTTTGTGGCCTTGTCTTTGGCGGTCAGCGCATAATTGACCGGGATCCATTCCAGCTTGTCAATGCGGATGTCCGTTTCTGGCTTGATTTCAGGGATGCCATACTTGCCCACGCCTGGAAAAATCATTTTCTCGGTGTTTTCCATCGGCAGAATCACGGTTCATCCCTCCAAACCTTACTTTTTCTTGAGCTTTCGTCCTGTTTTCCAGTTGTAACCACGTTTTTCCAGCGCACGGCGTGCGGCCTGCGTTGATGGGTTGTCGGGATGCCCCTTTGCCTTGCCCATCAAAACTTCAACACGGCTTTTTTCTTTGATTGCGCCAGATGCAACGCCCGCTTTGTATTCTGCAATAGCAGCTTCTCTTTTTGCGGAATATTGTGCAGCGGCTTCATGGGCTTCTTTTTGCATTTTCTCGGTCTGTCTGCGTGTCAAGCCATGAGGGATACGCAGTTTATCATCCATATAGTCGCTGATAGGCGAACTTAAACCGCGCTTTGCAAGAAATTCATCAAGCGTAGTTTTCCCACCACTTGCCCTTGTGGAACTTCCAGAGCCACGTTTACTCATTCTTGGTACTCTCCTTTCTGCGCTTTCGTTCTTCCTCCCACCACATCTGCTCTTTTTCAGTGCCACCCTTTGCTTTGTACCACTCGGTATAGGTCAGGTCAGATGTGACCTCTTTTGTCGTGTTGTCCCGCCGCATAGCGTTCTGCCGGGGGTACTTTACAAGCGCCCCGGTCACCTTACAGCGGCAGTGATAGACCATTTCAGGCGCTGCGTTGGGGTCTCCCGGGTACTGGATCTCGTAGCCCTGCACCTTGAAAGGCTCATCTAGTGCGGCGGTCTCCTGATCCAGCAGCCGGTGCATCTCACGGGTGCGGTAGTCCAAAGTGCTGTTCCAGCGCTTCTGCACCTCAATGCCAAGGGCTTGAGCATTGCGCAGCTGCTGCATCGTCCCGGCGTTCTGTGCGCCTGTAAGGGCTGTGATGGCGTTGTTCATCGCCCAGTGCACCTCGGTGTCTGCCATGCCTTTCACAGCCTGCACGGCGATGTCGTGGACGCTCTTGCCCTGCACGATGCCCTGCATGACGTACCGGTTGAACACCCGGGCGTCGTAGGTCTTGTTGCTCTCGCTCTTGATGCGCTTGTTTGGCACCAACTTGGGGTTTTCCAGCAGCAGCCGCTTGACCGCTTCGGTGTTGTACAAGGTCAGATTGAACGTCACGCCTGCGGCCTGTTCCAGCTCGTAGAACGCCCAGTTTGCGCCAAGGGCAAAGATATCGTACTGTTCATCTCGCGCCAGCTTGTATGCCGTCTGCTGGGCTGTGGTGCACGTCTGGGTGATGTTGTCCAGCTTCTGGTGCATCATCTCGGACTGAAACACCTGATTGCGCAGCCATGTGCGGTAGTCGCTCTCGGTGATCTTCCCGGCTTCCAGCTGCTCCCGCTTGTAGGCGTCCAGCTTCTGGTAATGCTCCAGAAACTCAGTCAGCTGCTCGGTCATTTCCTGGCGGGCGGTGCCGTAGACCCGCAAAATGCGGCGGCGCAGCCTGTTCAGCTGCCGGGTGGAGATGCGGTCACGGTCGGTCTGTTTCATTTTCTTCGATCATAAATCTAACGCCACCGAGCCCACACATCGTATCAAATTTGTCTCCCTTAAATCGAAATCGGATAAAGCCAGAAGAAAGGCCACACACCTTATCGACATATCGCGGAATCTTAAAAACCGAAACGCTAATCGTTGCTTTCACTCTGCCAGATTTTGCTAAATTATCAAATTCCTGAAGGTTCATCTTCGTCCTCCTAGACCACGGTCTCCCGCGTTGCGCTCTCTGCCATCAGCGCAGCCTTGGCCTTTTTCTTTTGCTCCGGGGTCAGGTTGGGCAGCAGGTCAATTGCCATGTCCTGCCCGATGATCGGCGCCTCAGAAATCACCGTTTCGACCTGCTCAGCTGTGTTGGTGATCTTGCTGCGGTTGAATGTCGGCATAGCGTTGTCAAAGCCAGCCAGTGCGCAGATCTGCCGGATGAACGGCTTGACCTGAGCCTCGAAGTCGTCTGCATTCTGGTTCAGCGGCTCATAGGCTGCATCCAGATGGTCGTTGGTGCTGTCCGCGCTGACACAGTGCACATCCAGACCGCCGAAGTCCTCATACACCCGGGTGTGGAGCAGCTCCAAAAGAGTCTGCCGTGCCGTCACAGGAATCTCGGTGGTGTATGGAGTGATCTTGCCGCCCTCGCTGGTGTCTGCACCTGCAATGTGGTACAGATTCAGCTTGGTGAGGTACTCCACGAGTTCATCATCGGTCATGCCGTTGAAGTTCTCGCACAGCCAGTAAATCTGCGCGCAGTCCTGCAGGTCATTGCAGAAGCCAGACATCACCAGATCGGTGTTGTCAATGTAGGCTTTCAGCCCCACAAGGGTGCTCTGGTGCAGGTCTGAGCCCCACAGCGGCACAATGGGAAGAGCGCTGTAGTTTTCGTCCTCTACGCTTTCCAGCCCGCCGCCGGGTGTGGTGGTGATCACGCTCTTGTATGCCTGCTTCGGCGTTGTCTCCTGCATCACGTTGCCGATTCGGCTTTCCGTGTACTCGGTGAAGCCGTCCAGCTCATACAGGATATAGTGCATATCTGTGTCAGGGTTCAGTCGCCAGAAGCGCACACCCGCCTGCAAAAGGCCTGTCTTTTCATCGTGCAGGGGAGCAAACTCGGTCAGCTTGAAAACCACCAGATGGTCGTTGTTCCAGAATCCGAAGCTCTCACCGTGGATCAGGGCGAAATATCCGGCCTTCTGGATCTGCTCATCGAAGTTCTGCCCCAGCCTTTCCTTGTCCACGCCATCGTCCGCAAAGACTACGCCGTTTCCGAGGGAGTAGGTTGCCCGCTGTTTGTTGAGCCGCCGGAAAAGATTGCTCTTAACCATATCCGGGTGTGGGGTGTCCGGCTTGGTGTTTTTGGACAGGCGTTTCAGCATCAAAGCGTAAGTCTGTGCGAAGCGTTCAGCTCCCGGGTTTTTCTGGGCATCGTACAGGTCGGCGTCCAGCGCCATCTTGTACGGTCCGGAAGCGCAGTGCTGCTGCACGAAGCGCCGGATAAAATCAGGCTGTTCCCCGGCGAATTGCGCCTGCTGAAAGGTCTGGAATGTATATACAGTGCTCAAAATCAATTCCTCAGTTTTACAAGGCGCTTTGTGCGCACGAAATAGCGGATAGCGTCCATGCAGTGGTCGTTGACCTTCAGCACGGTGTCGTCTTTGTCTGGATCCCAAGCGTACACGCCGAACTCTTCCAGCGTGTGCTTGCAGTCTTTGTAGATCTTCAGACGCCCGGTCTGCAGCATGGTCTGCACGTCCAGAATGCCGCTCAGGACGTCGTTATTTGCGGGGGTCTGGGTAAAGCCGTTCTTGCGCAGCTCTGTAATCAGGGGCAGGGCAGAGGGGTCAACGATGACCCTTTCCGGCTTGATCCCGTTCAGCCACGCCTTGAGGTCCGTGACGTACTCGCCCACGGTCTTTTGCCGCTTCTGTTCGCGGCCGCTGTAGTAGTACTCCCGGGTGACGATCCAGCAGTCTGCATCCGCCTGCTTCTGGAACAGCAAAAAAACCGTTGCGTTCTGGGTGCCAAAGTCGCACGCCACATAGGCGCTCTTTGGCGAAAGCTCCGGCAGTACGTCAATGACGTGCTTCTTGCGGTCAAACATGTCATATACAAGGCCCTCAGCCACCGTCCATAGTCCCAGAATGTAGCGCTGATAGAAAACGCCGCTGTACTGGCTGCGGTATCTGGCCTTGATGTCCTCGGAAAGCGACAGGTTGTCGTCCATCGTAAAATGGAGATACATCATCTTGCGGGAACGACATTTCCGCACCCACTCGAGATAAAACCAATGCTGCGGGCTGCCCGGGTTGCAGTTGAACCAGAACTTTGACCCGGTGACAGAGCAACGGGCTGTGGCCTGATTGACGAAGCTCTGCGGCATCAGGGCCACCTCGTCGAAGAATGCCCCGGCAAGTGTGATGCCCTGAATCAGGTCTTGGCTGCTCTCGTCCTTGCCGCCGAAAAAGTAAAACTCGTTGGTTCTGCCGCCCTTGCTGACGGTCATGCAGTTTTCTGCCCGATGCTCCTTTACGTTGTATCCACGGGCTGCAAGCTGCTGCTTGAGTGTGCCCAGCACGTTGCGCCGGAAGCTGGCGATGGTCTTTCCGCACATGGCAAACTGTTGGCCGCTGTAGCAGGTCATAGCCCACTGGACAAAAGAGAAGCTCATGGCAAAGGTCTTGCCCGAGCGAATAGCGCCATCGGCAATAATGCCGTTGTAACCGCTGTATGCGCTCTGCGGTGTCCACCAGCTCAAGACCTGCTTTTGCCGCTGACTGAGGGCTTTCCAGCGAAAACCGTTACTTTTCCGCATTGCCGTCCTCTTCCTCTGGCAGCATTTCCACGTCGTCCGGCGGGCTGAGGTCCGCGGCAGCGCTCAGAGCTTCAAGCAGGCCATCGTCCGGGGCTTCTATGCTGCTCTGGTCTCCCAGCATAGCAAACTTGTCCACGATGGTTCCAAAAGCGGTGGACAGCTGCGGCAGCGTTGCTTCTGCAATTTTGTCCGGGTCTGCCATCGCCTGAAGGTACAGCCCGAGAAGATCCTGTGCTTCCCCGCGCTTACTGCCTAAGTAGGAAAGCATGTCCTGCGTGTTCTGCTCTTTTTTTAAGGCGCACAAATCCGCACACTTTGGATTATCTTTCACGATTTTCCGCACGGTGCTTTCTGCCACGTCGTTCAGTTTGGCGGCTCTGGCGTAGCTCTGCAGCTGCACATAGTCAGCAACAATCTTCTTTTTTTGTCTGTCCGTCAGCCGCTTCGCACTCACCGCCACCACCTCTCTAAACTCATGCAAAAGAAAAACCGCCCGGAAATCCGAACGGTCAGAATATCAAAATAAGCAGCGCTCCCGGTATACATTCAGTTTCTCGGACAACGTAAACGGTGGAGCGCCGCTACATCCGGAACTTTCGCGGCCGAATGCCCCGCTATCTGCGCAGCCCCCCTCACAGGGTACGCAAATGGCATTCCCGGCAGGGCTCAAACCTGCAGCCTGCGGTTTTGGAGACCGCTGTTCCATCACTTGAACTACGGGAATATAAAAAGCCGCCCTTGGAATCGAACCAGCCGTGTCTACACACACGCGCCGCGCTCCAAACTGCGCTCAGGCGGCATATAACAAAAGAAAAACCAGCACGTTTCCATGCTGGTTCTGTTGACGCACATCCTGCCGGGGGGTTATGGAAACCGGTGTACGGATTATGTGGCCTCCGGTGCGTGCGGAGGTTGTGAGGACAGGTAAGGATACCCTGCCACTCTACACGCAGCCACAATCGGGATGTCAGCCCATGCGTCAGGTGGTCGCTGCTTCGGGAGAGCAGCGTGTCGGAGCCGTTAACCGGATTCGAACCGGCACCATCAAGTCTGTATATGCGCATTGGTTAAGTGCGCAGTGATGTCCGAGATGTGTCACCAGCGTTGTCCCGCCTTAAATGGGCGGC